AAATATCTGGGATCACCGCCCCGTTTGCCGAAAATTTTAGAACGACAGGTATGACACTTTAGCACGTTAAAGTGTTAAACTTCACCGCGTTAAAGTGGTAACGTATGAAAATAAATTGTGAAAAAATTAACAGAGGGGTAGTCGAATATCTGTTCTATAAAGTGTGAACGTGATATTACAAAATTATTAACAAAATATGAATTATAAAATATCAATGAAATTCCCACATGACATTAAAAAATATCAGTAGACAAATTTTCAAACCATGATACTATATACATGTAACAAAGATAAAGAACAACAAACACAACACAAAGAAAGTGAGGATTGCAACAATGACAGATGAACAGAAACAGGAAAAGAAAAGATTGATTGAGGAAGCCGGACGTTGCTTAAAAGATGGACGCACCATAAAAGGATGCAAAAGCGACAGACTTAAAAAGGCAATGAGTCAAATTGCCGCAAACGCGGTGTTAATCGACATGTGCCGTATAAACCATGTGATTGTTTCAAATATCTGTGACGGAGATTTCAATAGTATACAAGATGATATTGATGATATCATTGATATAATGGCAACTTGCATGACAATCATTAGCAAAAAAGGTGAGCAAATTGATGAGGTTTTAACGCTTAATCAAATTGATGAAGCTGTAAAATATACCATCTATGAACAAACAGAAGGAAGGGATATCAAATAATGCCAAAACCAATTGAACGTATCAATATTCCATCATCAACACGCATTAACTTTGTAGACAAACGCACAACTATAAAGGAGACTCTAAAAGATGGTACTATCAACTTTTATGACCTCAATAACACGTTGTTGTGTGACGGCTACTACACTAACCAGATACGCGGAACTTTACAGAGAGTGGAAACACAATCAGAAACTTATTACACTTTTACCTTTAATAATGGTGCATCAAATCATTATAGAAATTTCTACACATTGCGCGGTAGAAGGTAAATGTATTTTCTCACTATCTGGTTTGCCACCGTAGCACGGTACACCAACGCATTATATTATAAATGATCTGTATTACACTAATATTACGCTTCAAACTTATAAATTATAACTGAAAAAGGAGATTAAAACTATGAAGAAATTTGAACTTGTAGCAGGAGACGAAAAATGTGTAAAGCTTGTAAAGATTAACGGCACAACTGCACTTGCAAAGGATGCAAAACCATTGGGAAAGCTTTTAGGAATTGTAATGGGTACAGATGAAGATACTTTTAAAGTCACCTATTACTTATGTATCGAGACGGAAGAAGGGTTCGGCATCTATGCAACAGGTGTACAGCGTGAAATTGAAAAAATCGCTGATTTGCTGACAGATGCTATTGCAGATGGGCATGATTTTATCATTGAATGTACAACAGGCATTTCAAGAAAGTCCAACCAGACATTCTTTAAAATCATGGTAAGAAACTTTTAAACGCGGCAGACGGTCAACAGTGCGGTTGACTTCAAAAAATTAAGAACGGAAAATAATCAAGTTTGTTCAATTCGTATCATTAAAGGGACTAGCAATAGTCCCTTTTCTTAACTTTATAATTGTTAACAGTTTCTTCACAATTTATCTTACATTTGTTCACAATTACATGATACAATAAAAGAAAAATTGATAGAAAGTGAGGTAAACATATGTACTTAGAAAGCCAATTATTACAACTTCAACATGCAATCGTTTTACAGTGTTTAAACGACATCCGCACACCACAAAAGCGTATCAAATATTTTCGTGAGGTGAGAAAATCGCTTGAATTATATGCACCATTCTATCACATGACACCCGATGAAATGATTGAAAGCGCGATTGCAAGCGGCTATATCGAGCCGTTAACAGAAAGTGAGGTAAAAGAGTATGGCAAGTAAACAGAAGGAGCGTGTTGGCGAAGTCCAACGCGCAAAAGGTGTTTTATATGAAGTTTCTAACGGAAACATTAAGTTACTCAAACAGCACTACACGAAACAAGAGCTTTTGTTACTTCTCAGAACTTTAGGTAAGAGAGCGCAAACCAGACTAAAAACATTAAGCACATATTTTGACGAACGCGGCAAACGTTACACTGGTAAAATCAATCCAGTATACGACAGGTATAAAGGCTATGATATTAGATATCAAGGTTTGTCAACACAAGCGCTTTTCAAGAAAGTTAGAACGGCTGTCGACATTTTAAACGCAAAGCAATCAACATATACTGGTTATACCAAATTACAACACACAGCATATGAAAAATTGATAGAGAATCATCCAAAGCTCAAAAACATGACATTTGACGAATGGCAAGCCATGGTGGTATATATGGGCGCTTGGCAATCAGCACACGAGGGCGAGCAGTACGACAGCGAAACGTTACTATCAAATGCAAATTGGAACTTGCAAACAGGTCAAGTAATGCCTGTTCAATTTGAGAAAGTTGACCTTGACGCATGGTTTTTAGACGTTCAACGTGAGGGTTCATCTGGAAAATGGTTAAAGCTCAATCAAGACTTTGAAGATATTTAAAGAGGTGTAGACAATGGCAAAACGAAAAGAAAAAATTTCATATTGTAAAAAGTTTCTTTGTTTTGACATTGAAACGACACACGAACACATATCAGACGATTGTGACATAATCTACACATGGCATTGGAGCGTCATGGATAGCGACTATAACTATAAAACCTGTTCGTCATGGTCAAACCTGTATGACTATTTTCATAGTCAGTATCAAGAGTTTGCTACTCAAGGCGAAAATCGCTTAATCATATACGTGCACAACTTATCATATGAAATGGAAGCTATAATTAGAAACCTTGAAGGACACACCATGACAGGCGGTTTCTACATGGACACGCATGAACCGCTGTATCTCATCATTGATGATGTGCTAGAGTTTCGCTGTAGTTACAAGCTGACAAACAAAGGTCTTGCTGCATGTGGAAAAGACGTGGGACTTGAAAAGCTTGAAATGAACTATCAAGACGTGGTAAAACCAAATGAAACGTTGCCGCAAGATAAAGAAAAGTATACATACCGTGATGTTGAAATTATGGTGGCGAAAATTCATCAATTGGAAGAACAGGAGAATAAACCGTTTTACGATTTTCCATATACAAACACTGGTTTCTTACGTGACGAACTTCGCGCTATCATGAAAAAAGACTATAAGTGGATGAAAGCTTTTAAAAATACTCGACTTAACTATGAAAAATATGTTATCTGTCGTAAAGCTTTCATGGGCGGCTACACACACGCTAACTATATGTATGCAGGACAAATCATGGAAAATGTTGACTCTTATGATTTTGGTAGTGCCTACCCCTTCGCGATTGCAACAGAAAAGTTTCCGTGTAGTCCACTTTTGCCATTGAAAAATTGCAACATTTACGATTTAAAACGTTTGTTAAACACAGACGATTATCTATTTATCTGTACCATCACATGTAAAAATGTTAAGGCACGCGGTACAATGACATACTTATCATCATCACATTGCGAAGTGTCGAGCGATTGCGTACTAGACAATGGACGTATCTTCAAAGCTGACATGATAAAGACGACTTGTACAAGTCTTGATTTGGCTATTATACTACGCATGTACAAAATAGATGCTATCCGTGTTGACGAATGTTATTATTGTCGTGCCGACTATTTGCCGTCTGGTATCGTTTGCACTATGTTGAAATATTATAACAATAAACAAAGCTTGAAACATGTGGAAGGACAGGAACTTAATTATGCAAAAGCCAAAAACCGCGTAAATTCTTTTTATGGTATGTTTGTACAAGACCCTATTCATGACGTTGTTACACTTGATGGCACTGATTGGAAATTAGAGCATTGCGCAATCACAAACAAAGAAGAAATCACAGCACAGCTTGACAAATTTTACAAATCTTTTAGAAGCTTTTTGCCATATCAAATAGGAGTATTCATTCCTGCATGGACACGTTACCACTTAATGAGAGACATAGTATCAAAAATTGATAGGAATGTACTATACTGCGACACTGACAGTGCAAAAATTATCAACCGTGGAGAATGTTTGAACGTTATAAACGAATATAACGATTATGCAAAGTATAAAGTGGGACTTGCAATACAGCGTTATGACCTTGACTATACTTTACCAGATTTGGGAATTTTTGATTGGGAAACTGAGGAAACAGGTGCATGGTTAAAATTTAAAACATTTGGCGCGAAAAAATACATTTATTTGGACACTGACAACAAATTGTATATGACTGTGTCGGGACTCTCAAAGAAAGCTGTAAATTATTTAACATCAATAGAAGATTTTGAAGTTTTCACAACTTTTGATAAAGATGTATCGGGACGCACAATATCGCACCCGACTACAAACGCAATCGAAACCTATGACAATGGCGGTACATGGATAGAAGATACTACATACACGCTTTCAATATCGCCTGAATATGGAGCACTTATTGGAATAGACGTTTACAGTATTAAACCGACTATAATTACAAAAGAGGGAAAGAAAGAAAATACAGATGTAGATATAAGTAAACGTTTAGAAAAGTTTACGGTAAAAACACGGCACTTATCGCCAATTATATTAGAAAAGATAGGAGAATGATAGCATATGGAAATAGAAAATTTATATATAACAGTAGGTGATGAAACCTATATTAACATTCCATCATTGTATACTCTAAACGCTGATGTATACATTGTGTTCGGTGAGCGTTCGGCAGGAAAAACGTACTCAGTATTTAAGGGACTGTTTGACGACTATAACGCAACAGGTGCACAGTTTGTCTACATGCGTACACGTGAAGATTATTTGATACGCGGTAGAGCGTGGGGCGCTGTTGCCAACATCAAGCCTTATGTTGAAAAAACGTTGTGGAAAGAAGAAGCAAACTTGAATTACTATAGCGGTGTCTATAGAAAGCAGGAGTTGGGAAGGAATAATAAATGGGTGTATAGTCCATGTGGCTATAGTTCATCAATAGCATCATGGATGAAATACAAAGGTAACGGCTACGACTCAGTTAAAACTATATTTTTCGATGAATTTATTGAAGATGTTGACACAACTACAATTATACCACTGTCAAGAAATGAATTTTTAAAAGGCTATAGTCAGCAACTTTCAACAATTGTTAGAAGAAGAAAAGACGTAAAAATTGTAGCATGTGCAAACAGCATCAACCCAAAAAGCCCATTGTTTGATTATTACAACATAGATGCACGTAAACTAGAGCAGGGAAAAGTATATATTTTTAATCGCAAATTAGAAGAAGATAACTTAAAAATTTGCGTGCTGTATACCGAACCACCAAAAAAAGCGCACGTGTCAAAGCATCTTGCTGTTTATGAATCGCAAACAAACGACATGACTATAAATGGTGCATGGCAGGAAGAAGTCTACCCCGACATTTATAATCATCTATCATGGAAGTGGTACGCGGAACTGTCTAACAAAAGCAACAGAATCTATATTGCAGACTTTGCAATAACTGTGATATATCCAACAAAACAGGGAATCCCACTAATTGTCATAGACGGTAAATACAAAGCTAAAGCCACCATGCAAACAAATGAATTATATTTGCCAATAGGACAACGTTTAATACAGTGGCTCTTATATTATAAACGCACTTCTCAAATATGCGCAAGCTCAAAAAACGCAAGCGAAAAATTTAACGATTTAATCAAGCGAGTGCTTATTGACAAAAACTAAACACATGATAAAATATAGTTGGGACTACTAGACAGACCGTGAAGAACGGAGTAGTTGCGCAAACTGTCAGCGCGGGCGTAGAGATACGCCCACCTTTTATAGAAAGTGAGGTGTAAAGATGGATATTAGCGCAATAACACAGATGATAACAAGTGTTGGCTTTCCTATCTGCATGACGTTAATCTTATGTTACTATATCAAGTACCAGACGGACGTTCATAAAGAGGAAACCAAAGAATTGACAAACGCTATCAACTCACTTAGAGAAATGATATCGGAGATCAAAACTAAGCTAGAGGGGGAAAAGGAATCATGACATATTATGAAGTTATCAAGAAAGCATTATACATGTTTTACCATCGAGCCGACTATGCCTATTTCTATGGTGCAAAAGGACAGGTGTTGACAGATGAAGTAATGAACACTTTAATTAGCCTCGAACCTGCCTATTTTGCAAAGTTTACAACTCAAGAGCTTGAAGCATATAAAGCATTTTCGCGTGGTAAGATTGGCTACGACTGTAGCGGTTTCGTTTCCGCTGTTGTAGGTGTTGAAAATTACAGCACTGGACACTATCATGACGGAGCTGACAAGACAACACCGCTTTTAGGCACAGAGGGAAACGGTTTGTATACAACATTTGGCGGCACTGGAAAGCACGTAGGACTTGACATAGGCTATGGCTTTTTCCTACATATGCCGCGTATGGGTGAGACAATAAGTTTAGGAAGAATCTGTGAATATGAGTGGGAACATAGTTTCCACTTTACGAATATTGATTATGAGGGGGCAAAAGCATGATTGACATTGATAAAATGGTAACAACGCTATCAATTCCTGATGGAATGACAGTTGATGAAATGAGACGTATTGTTGTAGACGTTTTAGACATGGCAAAAGCTTCCAATGAAGCGGAAAAAGCAATTTCAGACGAAAACGCTACACTCAAGACGGAAAACGACAGGCTTTCAAAACAGAACTTAGAACTTTTCAACCGTGTGACAACTTCCATTTCTCCATCCACAACACGGAAAGATGATGAGGAAAAGGAAAAAGAGGAAGTCACAACAGACGACATTTTAAATTATTATGCTTAATGTTCCACGTGGAACATTTTAGAAAGTGAGGTAGAAAATTATGGCAAACACAAAAACAGTATCAAGCGCACAGCGCGGAGTTAACCTTTTCAATGATGCAAGAAAAAATTCTTCTAACGAGTACATGCGCGCAACAGGTGAAGTTACCGTGGCAACTTCTATTAGTCATGCTATGACACCAATCGTTAAGTATGCACCTTTTATGAATGAGTTTTTACATTATGTTGTAAATAAAATCGTCATTCAGTCGGTGGAAAGTAAGATGTATAGCAATCAGTACTCGATGCTTAAAAAGGAAGGTTTTCCGTTAGGAACTGATATGGAAATGAATTACGTTAATCCTGCCATGGGGCGCGACTATGACATTTCTCTTGGTGCTACACTCTTAAACGTCACAAAACCAGATGTTAAGACATGTTATTTCCGTCAGAATCGCAGACGTCAGTTCCCTGTTACAATTCCACGTGAACTCATGGAAGGTGCTTTTACATCATGGGAACAGCTTGACAGTATGGTAAGCGGACTTGTAACAAGCCTGTTTAGTGGAAATCAGATTGAAGAAGAAAACCTCATTAAAAAGCTGATTCAGACTTCCGTAAAGAATAATGTTGTTATTAAGAAGCAGATCACATGGGATGAAAACGACCCTGCTAACAGCTCTATTGAATTTATTAAGACAATTCAGAAAATTGCGCTTGATATCACACATGCAAGCTCTGATTTCAACAATTATCAGGCTTATGCAACAGCACAGGGAATCGTAGACGCAACACCTGCAATCACATGGACACCGTCCGACAGTCTCTATCTGTTTGTAAGAAGTGACGTTTTAGTTAACTGCAACGTTGAGACTTTAGCAGGTGCTTTCAACATGAGCAAAGCAGACTTAGTGGGACGTGTGACACCTTTCCCGAACTTCAATTATCTTGATTTTGAGTCTGCAATTGATCCTGCTACAAAGTATTGGAAAACTATTGTAGATGATCAAAATATCTTAGCAGTTTTGGCAGATGTAAACACTTTTGAGTACCGTGACAATCTGAGTACAAGCGGTGATTTTTATAATGCCGCAGGTCTATATCAGAATCAGTACTTAAACGTATGGCAGACGTACGGTATCAGACCGTGGGGAAATGCTGTTGCAATTTGCAAGAAAGCTTAATAAAGGGGGGATTTTATGACAACTGTATACCTATTCGATTCACCATTTGACGATAGCGGTAAACATTTGTTAATCCCGACAGAAAGAAACGCTGAGGGGTTCTTACGTGAACTTCTCAGCGTTCTTCCTTATAAACGTTATGACAATGTAACGTGGGAAAGACAGGGGCAAACTTTTAGGTGTCCTGTCAGAGCAGATGAATTAAAACGCTATAATTACATGGCATATCAAAATGAATCACGCATTGAATTTGCATACATCATAGACTATCAGTATGTAAACAACAAGCTGACATATGTAAACACCTCTGTTGACTATTGGGCGACATATATTGACAAATTTACATTCCATCCGTCACCAATCATGAGACAACACCCTGCTAGTGACGGACTTTTTGCAAACTTCTATCCCGAACCAACGCAAGTTGACAGGTGGGAAATTGCAAGAACAGAGTACGGCTTTTCAAAAGATGATGATGATAGTGTATATCTGATGACGGCAAACAATACGGACACTTATGAAAATCGTTCAAGTGATTTCTACGCGGCAATCGCAAATTTTGCAATGGGCGACTATGGACAAATAAGCAATTTCTTTTCGTTGGTATCTGTCAACCCTTGCGAATGTGGCGGTATTGTGCAGAGTAACACAAGTAAGCTCACACGTGCGCAAGCGTTGGAAGTAGTCAAACGCTATGCAAAGTGTGGCAGACAAGAAGATATCATAGGTGCTTACCATGTACCAAAACCGTTTGCGGCTGATGGTAGCGGTGAAAATCTGGACAAAGTTGACAACAGAACAGGTATTGTTACATTAACACAAACGTTTGTAGAAAAGCCATTATGGAATAAATTGTATACGTCACCACAATTCAACAAATTGACTGTTAATTGTTGCGGTAGTGCTAAAGAGTACGACTTCCGCTATTTTGATGAATCCGCACTTTTAGCGAAAAAATTTAAATTCAAATGGGCGGCTAATCAATCACAACTGGGTGGAATCGTTATCACACCGCAACAGTACGGAAACGGCACGAACGGTGACTATTCCCTTGCAAGTAGTACGTGGGATAGCGTTCAATTATCGACTACACAATTAAACAACAGCGGTGTCATGCGCGACTTCGGAAACTTCGGTGTTGCTTCAATCGGAAATTTGTTTTCTCTTGATATCAAAGGTGAGCTTCAAGCCGCAGAAACATTCGCGGAAAATTTGGGTGCAAAATTTGAAGAATCAGACCTTACTATTGGCAATCCAACAGGAACCATTGCAATGTATAACGCTCTTTTCCCTATGATATCGGTAGCGTGGTATTATCCATCTTTGCAGGATATCAAAAAGTTTAACAATTACTTCTGCATGTACGGCTACAACTATAACGGTAGTCTTGCCGACATTGTAATTGATTCTCTGCCTATTGTGAATTACGTGCACACAAGCGGTGCAATCATCACAGCGGAAAATGCACCACAAAACGCAATTGCTTACATGTCAAACCGCCTTGATAGCGGTGTCTGGTTTTGGCACGGTATCGGAAACTATAAGCACACTGACAAGATTCTCGAAAACCATTTTTCAGAAAGCGAAGGTGATTAAATGGCAACTTATATAGGCGAAGCGTCTAAAGATGAAAACGGCAACTTATGGGGCGGTAGGGACGGAGATCAAAACGGACTTGAAGTCCGTGTGACAGGTTGGTTTCCTCAAACAGGTGACGGTAGACGTTGGGATTGGATAGCACGTATCAGAAACCGCCCAGACGTTGCGCGTGCTATAGCAACACTTATGATAGAGTCATGTGACAATCAGAATGTTGGATATAATCAACACAGACGTGAGACATTCACAAACGAATGCCGCAAGGTTGGTTGGAAACCAAAAGACGTTAAAGTGCCATGTGCAACAGATTGTAGTGCATTAGTTGCATGTATACTAAACTGTCTTAACATTCAAGTCAGCACAGGCATGAATACAGACAGTGAACTAGGTGCATTGACAAACACTGGACTTTTTGACATATTGTATGACAGTAAGTACTTAACAACAGGTGATAACTTACAAGTTGGCGACATTCTCCATATGCCTGGACATACAGCAGTAGTTGTGCAAAATTCAGAATCAACTCAACCAGTTCCCGAACAAAAGAAAGAAGATGAGCAAGTCGGGGCGCGAATGTGGATAAATTGGCAATACTTTGAATCTGGTAAAGAATATTCCGACAATAGTGGTTGGTACATTAACGGAGATCAAGGCAGAGCTTACGGGCGATATCAGTTTGACTATCAATACGGACTTGTGCCTTTTATGCAATTTTGCGTCCAACAGTATCCGACACTTTTTAGCGGTTTCCAACCATACATTGATTTGGGCGCGAAAAATCCTGCACTTATCAACAACAGCGGTTTAAAACAGCTATTCATTGACTACACTAATAATCATCTAGCAGAATTTTCAAAAATGCAAAATTGGGCGATGTTTAATGACTATTACAGTTTAATAAGAAAAACGATACAAACACATCTTGGCTATGATGTATCTAACATCGGTGCTTATGCCGTAGGTACAGCCGCAAGTATCGCAATTCGTGATAGTGGAAATTGGGACGCGGTAAGCGATATTTTTACAGGTACAAACGGAACTGAATCGGAAAGTGATTGGATAAAGCTAGTCATGGCGCGGCAAAATGCAAAAACAGGTCACAAAGATGGAGACAGGTGGACAACAACACAGTACAACAGAGTCTTTGCAGAAATGGCAAGTCAAACAGGTGTAATTCAAATCGGTCAAGGGACAATACAAGATTCCACAACGTCCCCTGCACCTGTCAACCCTTCGGGTGGCGATGCAGGAAGTGCAACAGGTAGCGGCACGGTTGAAGTGGTACAGCCGACAACACCGCCCCCACCTGTTGGGGGTATTGATGCTAGAAGCATGTTTTGCCCGTATTGGTCTTTGAAATATTTTTCTAATGTATTACCATTGAAAATTGATCATTGACTTTGTGGGTGTATATGGTACAATCAAGATAGAAGGTTGAAAGCTGAGGGGTGAGGGGTGAGGGCGAAAACTCTATGCACTACTTACCAGATAGAGGGTTGAGGGGTGAGGGGCGAAAGCTCTATGCACTACTTACCAGATAGAGGGTTGAGGGGTGAGGGGTAAAAGCTCTATGCACTACATACCGTATATAATACTAATAATGTGGGTAAGTGCTGAGGGGTGAATTTTCCAGAAAGCGAGGTGGTTTTATTGAAACGTAACACCAAAAATCAGAATACACAGAATGAAAACTTGCTGACTATTGGACTATACTACACATTTTTACGTAGGATAGCGGTTGATGCATGGACTTTTGAGGGATTGCCATTTGATGATGATGATATTTACAGACATGCCAATAGCATTTTAAATGAAAATTTTGTGCTAGGTAAGTTGGGGGGACTATGGAAAGAAAATGATTTTTTCGTTGTCGGGGATTGCGTTGCGTCAAGTGCGCTTACATGGTATGGCGGTAGCACAAAATATCAGTGCACTACTTTTGTGAAAACCGTAAATAGAGATATTAGCGAAGTTGCTACCTTAACGGCTAGTCTCTCTCCGTTTACAAATTACGACGTTGTTTCTATTGACGGTCTATGTCGACATTACGCGGCTTTGCTTTATGAGTGTGACAGGTGTATCAATGTTAACTTGAAAGCACAGAATACACCCGCGATTTTGAATGCACCAGACGGACAAGAATTGACATTTGCCAATTTATATGAGCAGGTAGCAGGTCATAAACCTGTTGTGTATACACGTGACATGTCACCTTTAAAAAATCAGTATGACGACATTCGTCAAATCGTATACCAGACACCTGCGCCATTTGTTGCGGCAAATGTTGAACAGCTTAAATCTATGCTTATGTCAGACTTTATGTTCATGTTGGGTGTAAACGGCAGAACACAAAGCAAAGTTGCGCAAGTGTCCAGTCTCGAAGTCATGCAAGATGCACCTACTCTAATGGTTTTAAGAAATTCTTATGAACAGGCGAGACAAAATTTTTGTGATCAATGCAAGAAAAAGTTTGGTCTTGATGTTAAAGCAACGTTTAACGACTCAAATATTGGAGACGTTGGTTTGCTTGATCAATTTACAGTTATGGACACCAACCGCGACACGGTAAAAGAGGTTAAGAACAAAGGTTTGGAAGAACAGGAAAAGGAGAGTGGTGACAATGACAATTCCAACGATTGATACTAATTTTGTAGACAATGACAAATACTGGTATGACGTGGGGGCGGCTTATACGTTGCACGTCTACGACATTTTGCAGAATGCACAGATTGACAATGACAGGAAATCGAATAAAATTTTGTTTGATAATTACGACTTCGCGGCATTTGGTCTTGACTCATATCCAATTTTTAGTGAGGATTTTAGAAAGCCAATCAATGATATGATTGTCAGACACTTTCTGGAATGGGAAATTGGATATGAAACCGACTTCCTTTTTCGTGAGCACGTGCGCGGTGACATGGCGCGAATTATGCCCGAACTCAATATAAAGTTAAAGGCAAGGTTTGAAGCTTACAACACGGAAAAAATGTTTGAGACGGACAACAGCAAGAGCGTTCATAAATCCGATGATTGGCACAAATTTCTTGACACCCCTCAAGGACAAACAGACATGATTGACGACAACTATTTAACCAATATGAGTCAAAATCATGTTGATGATGAAACAACACACACAGGTTCAAGCGGAACTGCCGCGACTAATGCACAGAGTTACACAAGCGCGGTTTGGGATTTTGAGTCAGAGATTTGTGACAAACTGAAACATAATTTTTTGGGACTGTTTCGTTAAAACGTTCCACGTGGAACGTTGACGAAAATTTGAAGTATGGTATAATAAGTTTAGAATTTATGAAAGTGAGGTGTTTAAAATGGCAGATATTCCTATTATCAATCCACCTGATAAAGAGCATTTGGGCTTTTGTTGGAATCATCAATTTACAATTCCTTTGCTCTTTGATGATTGCTTGAGTCTTTTACAGAAAGTTTGCGCTTTGTGGGCGAAGTTGAATGACGTTATTGACGCATTGAATGAATTTAATGATGAATTTAACACGTGGGCGAAAAGTGTAGAAGATTCTTTAAAAGATTTGTATGCGAAGTACACAGCTTTAGAGGCTAGAGTTACAAAGAACGAACAGGATATAGAAAATATTAAGCAACAGTTGCAGTCTATTACAGAGGATTTAAACAATATTAAGCAAAATGTTTCAAATATTATGTCACGTCTGGACAACATTGAAAACAGATTGACGAATATTGAAGGTACTATTGAAAATCTCAATACAAGATTGTCAACAGTTGAACAAGATATTGCAAATATTAAGCAATCTATCGCAAATATTAACAATTCAATTACAAAGATACAAAGTGACTTAACAGCTTTAGAAGGTAGAGTTAAAAAGTTAGAAGATTTGTTGAAGAATCTTAACATTATTCCACCTATTGATATTTATAATGCGACCGATGAAGAATTTGCATCTGGTTTGTGGGTGAATTGGTGGAACTGGTTGAAAGAAAAGCTTGTCTTTTCAACTGCCGCACCTGTTAGCAAATGGGAATATTCTTCTAATGTTGTACGTTGGGACACCGCAACACATTTACCGCGGTATTTCCAGTTGGGAAGAATTTCACAACCGCTAACTCTATGTAAGTTACCGTTTGTTGCAGTCTGCAAAGCTGTGTTTGATCATATGCCAACACTAAGTGAACTTGTAAGCGCAAGTCCGCACTATAATGATAATGCATTCAATGCAGGAAACGGCTTTTTTGATTTTACATTAACTGCACCATTTGGATTCACTATGGATGAAATCAAATTCCAGACTTCATACATTCCATTTTTACCAGAACAGAGTATACTTTATACTTCATCTGGTAATATCACAACGATTAAAAATATAAATTGCGGTGTGCGTTTGCAAGTGCCAAATGAAGGAACTGCCGCGAAGCTGTGCGTTTCAACTGAGACACTTGTTTTAGGTGTTTGTCCTGATAGTGTACCTATCACAAGCGCGACTAAGTGGGATATGTATATTTATGCTGTTGCTGAGAACGGCTAATCATTTTAGAAAGAGAGGTATATACTATGGATTTATTGAAATATCTTGAACCAATGAAGCATTTACCAGATAGGTTTTCCAACCTTGCGTTTTGGAGAGGGTGCAGGAAATTTAAGGATGCTGTTGTGAATGCGTTTGAGTATGTGGATAGTTGGGGCACACATATTGAATCGCTTTTGCCTAGTGGTGAATATGTGGAATCTCAATCAGTTACTTTAACACCTGATGTAGAATTTTATCAATCTGACTTATCAGAAAAGATTTTCACACTTTCTACATCTTCCAATGGTGTTGTTACTATTTTACCGTATCTGTCAGTTGTTGGACAGCCTTTTAGAATGAATCTCTCAACTGAAAAAACTTCTGTAATAATCGGAAAAAAGATTGATGCTGTGCGTGTTGAATATTTAACCACGGATAAAGTAATAGTGCAGTTCGAGCTACCTTCTCCAATTTTTGATTCTGTTTATTTTCATGGTGGTTATGTAAACGGATGTGCGATTAGTCAATGCACAGTATTTTCACGTTATGCAACTATTTCATCAAGTAAAATCGCTACTTATGAAAATATGACACTACGAAGTGTCAAAATCTACTATCATTGAACAAAGCCGCCATTATTGGCGGCTTTTCTCTGTTATCTATTTGGGAAGGTTATTTCTAACAGGTATTGTAATGATACCAATGTTATTTCCATAGCGGAAAATTCACGTGTATTGTTTACGGTTTTTACTCTCTCGAAGAATGCTTTGATCATGCGCTTCGCCATCGGATATCTACCATATTTTAACGTTAATTCTGCAATGTCGTCATACATTCTGTTTTTCTGTACTTGTGTAAGTTTATCCATAGTCAATCCTCACTTTCTGTTTAATATATTTTTTCATTTTCATGCTGTCTAATGATTTCAAGTATAAGTCTTTTACCGTGGTATTGACGGATAAAATCATGTCTTGCGTGTTCTTCATCACATGCTAAAATATAGCAATAGTCCATTTTATCCGATTCCATGTCATGAAAAACTACTAAAAAGAATGCTAATTTTCTCACTTTAATACCTCACTTTCTCAAAATTGTGACATAACGTTATCAAACAAAGTCGCCAATTTTGTATTTTTTAAAGTTGGACGCTCTAGCCAATACTCGATTGTCATATAATTTGTTGATCTTCTGCCGCGATAGAAACATGGAACTGTACGAACTACACCTTTTCCATACTTGCCATTGTATGCGTGAATGGTTGAACATCCATCGTTCATGTAGCCGGGGACGTCTGCACATGTAACGTACATTAAGTTACGTCTATGGCAATAGTCACGAGTGTCGTCCAGAAGTGCGTTCATAAGTGGTACATTGTCGATTGTGTTTCTCTTTTCAATTCCATATAAATTCATATTTTCCTGCTTTCTCTCCGTCAAGCCGATAAGTCAGCTATATGTTGTTAGTATCTCAATATTGGACGGTTATATTTGCGTGATTTGTGTTGTCCTGTTGCAACTTCAACCTCAGATGACCACACACCACACTCAACATTACACATTGATATTTTTGCTTCGATAAATCTTCTTAAATCGCCTGTTATTAGCTTATGTGTATACAATTCTGCTATGTATATTCTAAACGGTGATTGTGCTTTATCATATGTCAATCCACTATTACATTTACGCAAATTCTTAATCGTTTTATTAAGCTCATGGTATACTGTTAAATACAAACGTCTTTTGTCGTCTAGCATATCGTTATCAATGTTGGCTAGTGTGGCAAGGCTAACGTGATGCCAATTTGGATTTTTTCTAGCTCTATATAAGCTGTCAAACATACAACACGTTGGAGCAACTGTCTGATTGCCTTGCATACAAGCGTTAAAATGCGAACAGTCACCACATACTTTATCAACTTCTCTATAAGAATGTCTTTTGTATGGGGTTGATGGATATTGTCCAAACATACCATATATAGAACTTGTTTGTACCTTCTTACTAGTGGGTTCATGTGTTGGTGGTAAGCTATGCGTTTCCATGAGGTATTTTGTGTTGTCGTTGTGGGCGGCTTTGCATTCGTCCGTATACATCAAGTTTCGATATTCAAAATCTAAAGTTGGTGTGTGTGTGGTTTCTGTTGGTTCTTCGGTTTCTGCGGTTTCTGTTGTTTCTTCGGTTTCTTCGGTTTCTTCAGATGTGCTATAGTCTGTTACAAGTCTTTCATATAAGTCTTTCAACGTTTTAAAATCGTCGAAGTCATAACAACTTGTAATACGTGCTATCCCTCTATGGTCATGGACAAACAGCGTACCGCTAGCACCTCTGTACACGTTTAAGTATACATGGTTTGTTAATTCAACCTTATATCTACCGTCAAGCTGTTTTACAGCTTTTATATCTGTATTCATAATCTTTGCCACTTCTACAAAAAACTTGTTATAACTATTGATTCTCATAATTCCCTCTTTCTTCAAGGCTTTCCTTGATGTCTTTGTTTTCTTTTCTCTTTCTGATTATATTATAGCAAATATCAGAAGATATGCAATGATGTTATTTAACCTCTTACCAGAAGATTTCTTGATCTTTTATAGTTCATACTTTATTAACAATTTTGTAATAATTTATTCACGCTTATATAGAACAGATATTCGACTACCCCTCTGTTAATTATTTCACAATTTATTTTCACACGTTACCACTTTAACGCGGTGAAGTTTAACACTTTAACGTGCTAAAGTGTCATACCTGTTGTTCTAAAATTTTCGGCAAACGGGGCGGTGATCCCAGATATTT